AACCCATATTGAGAATGGTTCCCATTAAGCGGTGATGATACACCCGACACGCCGTGTGTGTTTGACATGTGCGGTGTGGTGTGCTACGCGGAAGTGTGCGTGAGATTGCGGTGCGGTTGTGGCGTGTCGTGTTGTGTGGTGTGGTATTATATGAGTATCAAGTTAAGGAAAGGAAAAAATAAAATGTCGAATTATAAATCTAGAGAATTTTACGAAAAAATGTTCATCGCATATATTGATGAATGCGGGCTTGATTCGAATATGTGGAATTACTGTAAAGCCGGTTTGATTCTTTTCAATATCGCTAAGGAGTGTAATTTTGAATGGCCTACTGCGTTCGATGATTTACCTAAGGGTCAAATGTCGGCCATTGTACGGGATACGGTGTGGAAGTATTAAAACAAGGGAGAGTCAAAATGAGTTTCATGAATATTGAAGCATTGTCTAATTCAATTGATTTTAACGTGAATAGTATTTACGATGTGTTCGTGTATTTTGTCGATATTGCGTCCGATTGTTTAATCGAAACTCGGTTTGTTGATTGCATTGATGCATATGGGCTTAGGGATGTGCTTGATGATGGCGTGTTTTACGTTCCGGGTGCGGTATGTTTGGGGTATCGGATTAATCGGTGATTGCGAAAGGTTTCATCATGCTTAAGAATGATAAAAAAGTTGCCACGTTTAACTCTGTGTTCAAGAACGGTAATGTTGAACTGTGGTGTTGTGTGCATCGTAACGTGTATGAATTGCGCTACGACGTTCAGTTTTACACACCGGACGGTCTAACCGATGCCACCGCTTTAAGTTCGTATGATGCGGGCGATTATATTCAAGTTGGCGATATTCTAACCGATGCTATCGAATTGGCTAATACGCCTTTGCTAGAGAGGGATTGATCATGTTTTGCAAACGTAATGCTTGCGATTTCATTAAAGCGCACAGGTGTCGTGGTAAGCGTCGTGTTAAGGCGGTTGACATGAGTACGAAGTGGTTTAAATGTGATTCGTACGTGTCCGATTATGTGTTTACGTATTGTCGTGATATGGTTGATTTGATGCGGCGGGGAGCGTGGGAGGGGTGATGTGATGGCCTATTAGCTCAGTGGTTAGAGCGGCATCCTTATAAGATGTGCGTGCCGGGTTCAATTCCCGGATAGGCCACGCGATTGTGGTATATTTGGTCATGGCATGTCGTTTGATGTGTCATGACCTTTTTTTTATTTGTGAGGTGTTTTTGATGGATATTAGTTCGATTGTGACCGTTATTGGAAGCGTGGGTTTTCCGATTGTCGCGTGTTGTGGTATGGCGTGGTTTATCGCTACTACGTTTAGTGATTTTAATGATTTGATGACTAAGAATAATGTGTTGACTGAGGAGCTTATTGCATTGCTTAAGCATGATAAGGGGGATAGTGATGATACGAACGTGGCGTAGTGTGTTAGCGTGTCTATGTGCGTTGTCTTTGCTTTTTGTACCGTCTGCAAGCGCGGATATGCGGGGTGTGGATGTGAGCAATTGGCAGTGTGATGTTGATACGTATGCGCTGGACGCTGATTTCGTTGTGGCGGGTGCCACATGGGGTGTCGGTGGTTTCAATAATGTGTGTTTGATCAATGGCGTGAATCAGGCTGCGAACTATCAGCTCGGGCGCGCAACGAATAGTGGTAAAAGTATTGGCGTGTACCATTACGCGATGGGGCGTGACGCTAACGCGGAAGCTGACTTTTTTGTGGATAACGTGCGTGGGTACGTCGGTAATGCGGTGCTTGTTTTGGACTGGGAATCTCAGGATAATCCGCAGTTTGGCAATGCCGCATGGATTGAAACGTGGGTGCGACATGTGCATGACCGTACACAGGTATGGCCGATTGTCTATGTGCAAGCATCAGCGTTGGGGCAGCTTACCTCGTTCGTGCGTGAGCATTGCGGCGTGTGGGTCGCACAGTATGCGTCAATGGCTGCGACCGGCTATCAGGAAGTGCCGTGGTTGTATGGTGCGTATGGTGAAGCCATGCGGCAGTACACGTCGAACGGTTATGTGTCGGGATATGCCGAACGATTGGACTTGAATTATTTTAGGGGTGAACGATGGCAGTGGGATGCATACGCGCGCGGCGATGGCGTGAATGTGTCCGCACCGGAAACGAATTCCGGTGTGAATGCCGGCGGGAGTGCGTCGCAGTCTGCTTGCGTGGTGGTTGCGTCGGGTGACACGTTGTCGGGTATTGCCGAGCGTACTGGACTGTTGCCGTGGCAGTCGTGGCATGGATACGCGTCCGGGATTCCGTCCGTTATTTATCCGGGGGAAACCGTGTGTTACGGCGGTGGCACGGTTGCGCAGCCGGATATGGCGCGTACGCATGTGGTTGTGTCCGGTGAGTCTTTGTGGTCGATTTTCGGCGGTGATTGGGCGCGGGTTGCCGGGCTTAATGGCTTGTCTAACCCGAGTTTGATTTATCCGGGTCAGATTTTGCGTTATTGAGAATCATTATCAATAATCGGCGTGTCGCTTTTTTGCGCACGCCGATTTTTGTGCTATAAATGTTTATGTCGCCAAAAAATGGTTGACATAAAACAGATACAAAGGATAACAAACATGCGAAAGATTCGTAAGGTAATCGCTGACAGCACCATAAGCTATTATGACCGGGACGGCGTGGCACAGACGTTCCACACTACCGGAAACGTTCGTACCGTTGAAATGGCCGTCAAGGCGCTTATGGACGCCGGCATTATCAACGTGTTGGTTGATGATATTACGGTCAATAAGACTGTGTACGTCATGGACGTTGAAACGTTCATCGAACATGCCGAACGTGTCGCGACTGACGTAACCGGCACCGACAACGACAACGACAACGACAACGATATTGAATTCTGAAAGGAACCGAAATGAACGAGGAAAACGAACAGATGAACGACACCACCGTGAATGAAACCGCACAGAACACCGCTGACAACTATCGTTATATTTGCACGATGGATAACAGCACGTTCGAGGGAAAACGTGCCATTGTCAACGCACGTAACAGCGCGTTGTCGCTGAACGGGCGCGGCGCGGAACCGTTGACGGTTATCGGCGTTTATATCGCGCCGGGCGTCCGTTCTCAGACTGGGCAGAAATGCGCGAACGTCTATCTTTTCGGAAAGGACGGTCAGACGTATTTCAGTCAGTCACAGGGAATCTACCGCAGCGTGTTGGATATCTACGATATGTTCCCCGATTTCAACGCGCCGGACGGCATCACCGTTGCAGTCAAGCAGACGTCGTTGGGCGGTGGGCGTTCCACGAAATCGCTTGAAATCAAGTAGTTCGGAATGAAACAAAAGTGCCATAAATTGTTATGGCACTTTTTTTATAAGGTGGTGAACATGCCTAGACCGCATAAACAAGCGGATGTTTTGACCGCGAAACGCAAGCGCGTACGGCGTACGATAAACAGTCTGAAAAAAAGCATTACCGACACCATGCCCGAAAGTGAAGCACGCGTACGACGTGCTTACATTCAACGGCTTGAAACGCAGCTGAAAAACACATATGTAGGCCGCACCCGCAACGCTGCCATGCGTGACGAATTGTATCAGCGCGCCAATGAAAAAGTCGACGCGCTGATTCGACAAACCGAAAGTGTGCGCGGCGGCAAAGGGCGCGCGAAAGAACGCGCACGCTCGTTCAATATCTTTCGCAATGAAATGCGATTAGCTTCTAAAGGATTGCCGAGTGCGCTAGGCGAGGACCTAAGTCGTGAAAAAGTCAAGATATTTTGGCGATACACACAAAACGTATGGCAACGCCCCGATGTCGCGCCGAACAAACGATTGGAAGCCATCATGAAGGCATATGACACCGATTCACTTAGCGAATTATTTGACACTATCATGTCACGAAACGAAAAGGCGTTGCAATACGCCAAACGTATGAAAATGCACGCGGGCGAATTGGAAGACGACACGGACGTTGACGGCGGAAGCCCGATATGGCTCATGTTGGTGACGCCTGACGTGATACGATGATGAAAGAACGTAAAGATTTCAGAGTAGCGGCGATATTCGACACCGAAACAACGAACATCGGCACGGGTGCCGAAACGCGTGCATATCCGATATTGTACATTTTCAACGATTTACGCAACACACCATTGGAATCGTACACCCCCGATACGGATGATGTGCGATTTTACCGGCGCACGTCCGAAGCGCTATCGTACATTGATAATCTCATTGAATACGGGCGTACGCACGGTTATGTTCCAATCATTGCGGCATATAATCTTATGTTCGACATGCAAACTCTCATGTTGGAATTGGCGCAGTCGTATACGATCACCGCTAATGCACAGACGGCTACTAGCGTGTACACGCTTGATTTGTATGTAGGTAATGACGTAGTATGCCGGTTTTGGGATACGTTTTATCTCGAAATGGGCGGACTTCGTGCAATGGGCGAAACATGCGGTTTGCCGAAGGCGGTGGGCGACTGGGATTACACGCTTGTACGCACGCCCGAAACGGCACTGACCGAAGAAGAACTGTTTTACGCGCGTCGTGATGTGCAAGTGATACCCCAATATCTGCAATGGCTGCTACGTGCGAATCATTGGCTTACGCCGGAAATGCTCGGTTGCCGTGTGCTTACCAAGACGTCACTTGTGCGGCAGATGGCGCGTCGTGAGATTGGTGGCCGACGTATCACGTTGCAGAGCGGTAAGCAGATGACGCTTCAACGTGCTTTCGAGTTGACTTGCAACCAGGAGTTTCCGAAAAACTATGAGTCCTATGCTTTGCGTAAGTCGTGTTTTCGTGGCGGGTTGACGTTTACGAGTGCGAAAACCGCTAGCGTGGTTGTGGATAATGTCGCGTCCTTGGATGTAACGTCAATGCATCACGCTTTTATCAATGGCCGTCGTTTGCCGGTTAAGTTTGCGCCTATACCGTCTGATATTTTGCAAGTGGCGTGTGAACGTATCGTTAACACGCAGCTTGAAGACGTATTGACGAATTATAGTGACCCGTTCCGTACGGGTGTACATGCGGCAGTAAGATTTACGAACCTCAGATTACGTAAAAACACATGTTTCGATGTATGGGGTATTGCAATCTGCCCGCGTTCAAAATTCGTAAAGACGTTGCAAGCGGATACGGATTATGCCAATAACGAGAGGGCGAAAACACAGGAAAACAGTATTAGGGCGCATGGTTACGTTGATACTGCTGTTAATGCGACATATGCTTTCGGTAAGCTGTATTGTGCGGATGAATGCATATTACACGTTAACGAGATTGAATTATGGAACGTGGCGCAAGTGTATGAGTACGATGAAATGCACGTCTTATATGGGGAGGGTACCACTAAGACAATCATTCCGCCTGATTACGTGACATTGCAATCTAATATGCTTTTCGCTCGAAAAACCGATGTGAAAAACCTGATTAAACATTATCATGAGGGTACGGCGTATGCGGGTGAAATACCCGATTCGATACCTGAGGGAATTGCGCGCGACGCAATGACGGGCGCGTTAAGCATGAAATTTTTGCAATCATACTACGGTAGCACCGTGAAAGGTCAATTCAACGGTATTTATGGTACTCAGGCACAAGATGTCATGAAAGCCGATTATCGCGTGACGGAAACCGGCGAGCTTGAAGTTGATAAAACCACGGTTTGCACTCCCGAGAATTTTGCGAAAAAACGTCCGAAGACACCACGCGTGCTCTACACTTACGGTATGCGAATCGTTGCGGGCAGCAGAATGCACTTGCTGATAGCCATGATGCTGCTATATCGGCATTTCGGTGATCGCGTCACGGTCACGGGCGGCGATACCGATAGTCTGAAAATCAGTTGCGCCAATGACGTGTCTGATATGGAACTTTTGAACGCGCTCGAACCATTGCACACCGCGATAGAGAACGCTATCAACATTACCATGCGACGGGTCAGAGACACCGCGCCCGACATGGCGTCTACGCTGGAACATATCGGAAAATTTGAAGTGGAGGATTGCGGCGGTACAACTCGGTATGCTGAGCATATGGAATTGTGGAACAAAGCACGTGTCAGTTTGGACAAGAACGGGCGCGTGCATGTCACTTGTGCGGGGCTTCCGCGACCGGACGGCATGTACACCATAGAAGATTTTATTGCCGATGTTATGCGTGCGGGGCACGGTTTCGCGGAAACCGTACAAATGTCGCTCGGTTATGATGTGTTGGTCGATTATGACATATGCCATACGTTGCAACGCAACCGGCCGCATGTGTGGGATAGATACGTCGGCACCGTCACCGATTATCAGGGCGCGACATATCATGTTGATGCGCCCGAAGCGATAGCGTTGTATCCGTCTGGTAGATGGTTGGGTGAATCGGATAAACAGGCAAACGGCGAGAATCTGACATACTTACGAAACATATATAATCGAAATGTGGAAACGATACCGCGCGAGCTTATTGTGCGGGACGGTAAACCTATGATTGTGAGTATTGATGGCGAAATATTATTATGACCGGCTTAGAGCACAGATATTGCCGCGCGACGCTGACGTGAATCTTATAATTGGCGCGCGCGGTCTCGGTAAAACGTATGGCGTACGTCGGTACATGTTGGAGGATTATATTAAAAACAATATCTGTTTTGTTGAGGTCACACGGTATCGAGAAGAGACTAACGACGTGGCGGCAAAATATTTTGACAGAATAATAGAAGATAATATTTTCCCCGACTACGATTTTAGGGTACATAACAAGGTGGCTGAAATACGTCGTAACGGTGATAAAAAATGGCGGACATGTGGCTATTTCATCCCATTATCATTACAGCAGCAGAAGAAAAAAAGCACATATGTTAATGTACGTAATATTTGCATGGATGAAATTATCATAGATCCTGATGATGTGTATCATCATTATTTGCGTAACGAATATGAACAATTGGCTAACCTTGTAGATACCGTCACGCGTGAACGCGCCGATGATAACAAGCTGCGTAAGCCGCGAATCTTTTTATTAGGTAATGCGTGCGACGCATATAATCCGTATTTCAAACATTATGACGTGCCCTTGGAACCTGAGTTTGGTTTGCAATGGCTTGACGGTAAGACGTGTATTTTCGATTATGTTGAAGATGATAAATACGCTGAACAGAAAACGAAAAACACCGTTGCGGGGCGCATGATGAAAAATAATGATGATGTCACCGCTAAAAACAAATTCAAACATCATGACACTGATTTTATTGAAAAACCACACAACCACGCCAAACTTACTTATGTTTTCCGTTGGTTGCGACGGGAATACGGTGTTTATGTTGATTTACGTTGTGGCTACGTTTTCACATCATCAAAATATGACGCGGGCACGCATGTGCCGTATTTCGCAATTACGACGGATGATAACAAGCTTAATTATCTTACGGCAAATGTTGCAAAAGACTTGATTAGGAATCTTACGTCATATTATGCGTTAGGCTATTTACGCTACGATACGGTGGAAACGCAACACGCCGTAATTGCAATGCTTAGAAATTTCGGCGTAAAATAAACACGGCATACACGAGGTGTTACAGTGAGAATGTTAAAACATTATCGTTGATGACCACGGTTGACTCCGCCAATGATATGGCCGTGAGGGAAAAGCGCGCCGTTCGTCGCTGTGAATCATGTCGCAAGTATGCTATTCTTAAGTCGTGCCGGTTCGGTATTCGTTCACCGGCACGACTTTTTCATATATGAAAGGAAAAAATAATGGATGACGAAACCACCGAGGAAAGGGACACCGCCGAACGCGATGACCTCACCCCCGACGAAACGCACCGCGTAGGCGAGTTCGATGACTTGCGCGACATGCTGCGCGACGTGCTGGACAAAGTGAGCGCAATAGGCGATCGTACGGACGCAATCAGTGAACGAATCGACGGCATCTATGACAATTTCACCGATTCCGTCGCGCAAATGGTTGAAAACGGTGCGACCGTCAAGGAAAACGACGACGACGACGCGGCGGAAGCAATCGCGCAAGCGGCGGCAGAGGACTTGGAAAATCTCGATTACACGCTCTGAAGGAGAATGAAACATGGCAATAGACAACGCAACCATTTTGGATAAAGTACGTCTTAAGAACACTGATGATTATCAGCAGCGCGTGCCCAGCGCGACGCAAACCGGTGTGGCGAACACCGCGCGGTATTTGTTCGACCCGATGAATCGGCAGTATCTCAACGACTGTGTTTGGAGCATGGTCAATCGTATCGGACTCACCGTAATGGCACAGAACGCACCGTTTGAAAATCCTTTTGCGGTTTTCAAAAAGGAAAATCTGTATTGGGGCAGCACCGTGCAGGAAATCGCAGTCAAGTGGATTAAGGCGCACGGGTACAAGGATGATGCGGAAGACCTTTTGAAGATGCATCGGCCCGAAGCGGCGGTGTGGTTCTATGAAATGAACCGCAAGGACCAATACCCGATTTCATGGACCGATGACGAATTGCGTCAGGCGTTCATTGATGATTTCGGTCTGAACCGTTTCATTGCGCAGATTATGGAAACGCCACGCAACAGTGATAATTATGATGAAATGAACATCATGCTTGCGCTGATTCGTCATTATGAGCAGAATCTTGGTTTCTACAAAGTACATCTTGACGCGGTGCCGAGCGATGAAACGACTGCTAAGACGTTGCTTAAGGCATTGCGTGCGACCGCGGGGCGTATGCAGTTTCCGTCTACGCAGTACAACGCGTTGAACGTTACCGATATTCCGGCGTATGCTAATCCGCAACAAATGGTGTTGCTGATTGAGCCGGAATATCTCGCGTCGCTCGATGTTGACGCGTTGTCGGCTGTGTTCCAGTTGGATAAGGCCGATGTGCCGTATCGTATCATTCAGGTACCGAGTCTTGGTATTCCGGGCGCGGTGGCGTTGCTTGTTTCAACCGATTGGTATCAGGTTCGCGATACGCTGTACGGCACTACTCAGTTCTATAATCCGCAATCACTTTCCAACACGATGTATCTCAACCACTGGGGCATTTATGGCGTGTCGCCGTTCACGCCGTGCGCGCTGTTCACCACCGATGCGGGCACTTCCATCAAGGTTGTGACCCAGACCGTGACCGGTTTCACGCTGACCCCGACCACGGGCACCGTCAAGGCGGGCGACCTTATGCAGCTCACGCCGAAGCTCACCGCTACCGTCAAGCCGACGGGCACCGCCGTTCAGGTTGCGCCGAACGCGGCGACGTACGAGGTTGCGGCGAACCATGCCGCAAGCGACAAGGAGTCGCACGGCGCGGCGTTCGAGCTCAACGTCAATACGTTCGTGGATGATCAGGCACGCTTGCACGTGCAGCGTGACGGCCTTGTGGCCGGTGACGTCATTACCGTGACGGGCACCGCCACGTATGTCAATCCGAACGGCGAGACCACGAAATATCCCGCAACATGCACGTTCACCGTCGAATAATCTGAAACGACTATGGTATAAAATGAGTGATGCTTCACATGAAGCACCACTCATTTTTCATATATAGAAAAGAGTACGATATGGATTTTCCACATCTGCAAAACGCAACGGCGTTCCCCGATACGGATACACGCGTATACGGTCAGTACCGCAACGTTTTCGACTACAATGTTTGGACGCCAAACACGGTAATCAAGTTATGTCGCGTGAATTGGTACGATGATTACCACGACGTCGTGAAATTCTCAGATGACACTGCACGCGATACATGGTTTGACAAACTGGATGGCGAAACCGTCAAGCTGACAACTAACATGTATATCGCACGCGCCGACGCGGACGGCATAAAATTGCCGGTGCCTTACATGACGGCGCAACAGTATAATTACATTGTCGTTGACTTTTCACATGACATTATCAATACGCCGTATCAGAAAACCGACGTGCAGACACGGTATCATTTTTTCATCACTTCCGTACGCGCGGAAGCGCCGAACACGACATCATGCACGCTTATGCGCGACGTGTGGACGGACTATATCAACAGCACCACAATCAACGGTTTGCTATTGTCGCGCGGTCACGCGCCATTGACGGAAACGACACCGCAAGAACTGCTGAAAAACCCGCGCGCGAATTGCCGTGATTTCACGTTGCCCGACGTTAACTATGGCAATGCTGCATCAAATATCAGGAAAAGCACACCGGTTAATCTGCAAAACGGTACACGATACATCTGTGTGGCCGCAACGTTTTCGCCTGAACAATTGCAAACCATGAGTAATATGCGCGGTACGAGCATTACGGACAGTGACCCGACATACAGCAATAATGACGGCACGGTTAACGGTTTTTCGTGGGGTGCCGGAAATATTTCCACGGCAAACATCACGGGCATGGGCACGTCCTATAATTCCGTCGATAATCTCACTAGCAGCAACGTGAGCATGTATGCGCTCGAATCGGCCAAAATCTCGGGCGATTATTTCGACACGCTTTTCGCGTATTACCCTCATATCATGTCACAGATTACAGCGGTGTTCGTAGCCACCGCAAACATGCTGCATCTTGGTGACGCTATCAGCGTGAATGGCGTTGAATGGCATACGGTCAGCGGTACACGAACGAAACTATCCGATATTGATTTGACTATCGACGCTTTCGGATACGCTGCCGAGTACGCGCAAATAACACGACTGTATCTTGCACCATACGCGCACTTGGAAATATCCGACAATATCGGAAATAAAACCCATGTGGAAATCGCGGATTGCGGACGCATCTCGGTGCAGACGGTCACATCCCTGAGTTATCCGATATTGCGGCAAATCGCATGGCTTGACGGAATCGGAAGCGACGGTGACGCGTCCATTAGCATTACCGCCATCAACGGAACTAATATCACCGCCGACGTGCCGAACGCAGACATGCTCAAAACGCTCATATCGCACGACATACCGACATACGCGCTGCAACGCCGCGCAATCGACGCGCACCGCGCAGACGCATACAATCGAGAGGTCGCGCAAGCGCGTGAAAACGCCATTGTATCGTACGAGAACGGCGCACGTTCGGCTAACGTTGCATTGAGCAACACTAACCGAAGCAATGCGAACAGTATCGCTAACACGAATCTGACGAACGCGCTTAATTCCACCGTCACGGCCAATTCCAATAATGCGTCTAACGCAATCTACAAAAACAACGTAACACAGCAAAATTTGCTACTTAGTGCATCTAACAACAAAATCGACGAAATGAATACGGCTAGCTTAGATTTGACAACGCAACTCGTAAACACGGAAATCACGGCGAGTGCGATTGGTACCGTCACTGCGGCAATAGGTGCGATAGGCACGGCGGCGACCGGCATAGCGGTGACGGCGGCGACGGGCGGCGCGGCGGCACCAATGGTGGCGGCGGGACTCGGCGCAGCCGGAAGCATAGGCTTGTCAGGCGCGAGTTTCGCCACCGGCGCATCCAAGACGTCGGCGGAAGCCGCTTACAAGCAAGCGTACAATGATGCAGCGGCGTTCGCATCGAAAAAATACAATGGTCAGGCGAACAGCGTCAGTATTGCAATGGCGGGCACGCAGAACATTCAAGCCACGACGCTTAACACCAACAACACGAACGCAAGCAATGCCACTAACAGCAGCGTTGCGGCCAACAATGCGAACACATCGAATGCGAACGCGTCGGCGTCACGCAATCAGAACGTGGATAATGCGAAACGTGTCATGATGAACACGCGCTCAAACACGAATGCTGCATGGCGCGACTTGCTCAACCATGCCGCGCAGCCCGTTGGCGCGTATGGCGGCGACAATTTCAGGCAGGCGACGGGGCTTGACACCATGACCGTGAAGATCGTTACCGAAGATAACGGCGCGATAGCGGCGGCGGGCGATTACATGTTACGCTATGGTATCGCAAGCAACAAACTTTATAATCAGCCGATTCTAACGCCTTGCAAGCATTTCACGTATTGGCAGGCTGCCGACATATGGACGCTTTGCCCGCTTGCGCAAAACGAACAATTGCAGACAATCAGGGATATTTTCAGTTCCGGTGTTACAATATGGAACAGACCTGAGGAAGTCGGCGGCGACTTCGTATATGACAATCTATAAGGTGGAAAAATATGGGACGCAAACGTACGCATAAAAGGCCGTTGACCCGTGCGGAATTGGGCGAACGCGGCGCGCCGATGTGGCAGCAATCCGAAGCGCTTAACTCGCAAGCGTATTCGATGGCGTATTCTCAAATGCTCAATATCGCGTTATCTCGTTTCAAGTGGCTGAATCTGCCGAAAACCTGTGATGCGTGGTTTCTCGAATACAATCTATTGTATTTCGGTTACGCCACAATCGCGTTTCCGCATAGCAAGCCGGGTGTGTTTTTCAGCACGCAAGCGGTGACTACATCGAATTTCAATGTGTATTACAAACCGAAGAAATGGGATAGTTACGGCATTAACGGTTGGCGTTTTCCGGTTAACAATTCCAATGGTGTTTTCATCTACGCTAACCGCGCGCGTACGCCACTCATTCCGACTATTGAATTTTTCGCGCATGAAATAGAGGATTTGTACATGACAAGGCGGCAGAATCGTTTCAACCAGAAAACGCCGTTCATACTGGAGGTTCCAGCCGGGCAGCAGACGGCGGGCGTCAACGTTATCAAGCAAATCTCAGGCGGTGAAATGGCTATCATGGCGACACCGGGCTTCACCGATTCCATGAAAGCCAACGTGCTGAAAACCAACGTCGAATATATCGGCATGGAATTGCAGAACGACATTCAAAACACATGGAACGCGTTCTATCAGGCATTAGGCATTAAAAACCTTCCGCTTAAAATGGAACGACAAACAGCCGACGAAATCAACGACTACGGGGAGCCAACTGACCTACGCGCACTCAGTGAATTGGAGGAACGACGTGCCGCGTGCGATATTCTCAACACAAGATTCAGAAAATATCTCAAAGAACCGATACAGGTTGTGTGGAACGAAGACAACGTTTCCCGCAACTACGCTTACTTGACGGACGTTGAAAGAATGCACGACAATGCAGAATGACATAAACCATTATCAGCCGTGCGAATCGCGCGATGATTTTCACGGCGTGATGACGTACACTTTCGGCGAACTGATTGACGTACCGGGCGGTGTTGACTGGAATAATGCCACTTGGTCATGGCGGGACATTGCCTATGATGACACGCAGTACGCACGTTGTTGCGAAAAAATCGAAAACCGTTTCTATGACCGGGAATTAGGCGTTATGCCACCGTCAAGATGGCGACGTCACTTCATGCGACTCATACAGGAAATCATGCCGGTTTTGCGCCCGCTTTATGCGCTTGTAAGCAATAATCCCGACATAATGCTTAGTGATAGCGACATATGGCACAAGATGCGGACGGTCTATAGTGATTTCCCCGCTACGCAGTTAGCCGAAAATCAAGACTACGCTAGCAACGCGACGGACAACCAATACGAGACAATCGCCAACGGCGATTTCATGGATAAAGTCAATCGCATACGAAATGGCGAATACGTCGATATTGACGTATTGTTGCTTGAACATCTTGAAGCATGTTTCAGCCCGTTATGGACGGTAAACATAAACAACTATTGAAAGGATGAACAACATGTTTCCACTGCTACCGTTTTTCTCGGTATGGCCGTACACGCCCGCCATGCCCGCGTTCTATTGGAACGCCAAAAGTCAAGAAGAAATAATAAAACATATCGCGTGCGAAATCGACCACATAACGGCATATCTTGACGAAATCGTAACCGACATAAACAAAACATTGAACGACTACGATACAAGAATAAAAAACATTGAAGCGAACATAAACGATTACGCCGTTGCCATAACGCAAATACAAGAACAAATCGAACACATAGGAAACACACAATTGATATGGAACGTCACAAAGGGCGAATATACTGATAGTAAAACCGCAATGCGCGACCTATACCGCGAACTCGCAGTTTACGGCGCGCGAATCAGTCAAATTGCTGACATTAACATTGGCAAATTGGCTGAACACCGTACCGACGAAACACCCGCAGTCGGCAACCTCACCATATTCAACGACAACACGCCCCGTGTCACCGATGCGAAAACCGGCAAACCGTACCCGTCGTTATAAACACCGAAAGGATAATCCATTATGACAGAAACAACAAATTACAAGCTCGAAAAATATGACGCGGGCAGTTCGGCCAATCTATTAGACCAATACAATGCGTCAATGAATAAGCTTGATACGGTACTCAAACAAATCGACAATAAAGCCGAACAAGCCCTTAATAAAAACACATTACCAGATGGACTATTAGCGTTCTGCACGGCTTTAGGAATATCCAGTAGCAACGCTGCAACCCTAGGCGCAACGCTAAATCACATTCTTAATAAAATCGGAACCGAAGCGTTTACCGTTACTGACCTTGCAGAAGCAAAGAAAACCGCTGAGGGTTTCATCATTCCCGGTAAAAAAGCCTAACAAGAAGATACATCATGTCAACAGAAACACCATTCTATCATCTGCCATTGTACGAAACAGGCGACCTAGCGGACTTGCGCGACGGGTACAACGCGGCAATGCGGATTATTGACCGTACCATACATCAAATGCAAGTGCAAGCAGAAATTAACCACCCGCAAACAGCAATACGAAAGGAAGATACAAAATGACAGCCTACACACCCAATTTCAATCTTGAAAAATATACAACCGGTGACGCGGCAAACCTCAATGACCAATACAACGCGTCAATGGATATTATCGACACCAATCTATACAAAGTAAACACTAACGCTAGTACCGCACTAAACACCGCCAATCAGGCCATAACGCAAATTCAAGCAACAAACGATAATCTAGCGGCATTAGGTGTAACCAACAAAACCACTGCAACCGCGCTCAAAAACAAGATTGATGCAACCGCGTCAAATCTTGCCGTCACAACCGAAACTGCAAACAATGCCAAAAGCAACCTAAACGCGCTCGGCGTAACCAACACCGCCACCGCCGAAACAACTAAAAACCGTTGGAATAAAGCAGCCGAACAAGCCGAAATCAATAAAAACAATATATCTACGCTCAACATTAAAACAAACCAAAACGCGCAAATCATTACGCAAGCAATCGGTTACAATGATAATATTGTCGTAATCGGTGACAGCTGGGTGGACGGATACTATAAGCGTGCAAAACACTTGAACGACTCACCAGCAAACGCCATTTATGACATACTAAAGCCAACCACAAAACAAACACTAGGTACAAGCGCGGGCGGTTTCTACGCAGTCGGTGATGACGGCAACTTTCTTGACAGGTGGAACACAGTAACCAATAAGCAGCATGTCAATAGAGTTATCATCATTGGTGGTCAAAATGATGCTAATAAAATGCTAAACGACAACACGCCGATAACATCAATAGATAGCAGCATAAACACATTGCTTAACACAATCCGCACCGACGCACCGAACGCAATAATCGACATATTCCCGATGTGTCTCGCAATGGGCGAATCAATGAACCGAAAAAACGCAAAGTGGTCTGTGGCACCGGATTACCGGCAACAGGTTTACAACCTTTTCGCAACAAAACGAGACATTCCAAACGTGGTAATCCACGAGGGCGCATATCGCGCGGGTGTATGGGCGAGTCGCGCAGCAGATGGCGGTGACGACAACGACGGCGCGCACCTATCAAAAGGCGGATACAGCGCAGTCGGCCACGCTATGGGCAGCTGTATACTGCACGGCACAACATTTTTCCCAACACAAAGCGGTTTCCCTAACGAATCACAAATTAACGGCACATGGAATAATATATCAATATTTGAAACCAACGGTATACTATCAATTCAATACAATGTTACATGTAATAGTACGCAAAAGAACGGTGACCGCATATTCAAAATCGCCAAACAATTCAGCGTAGGCGCGTCAGTATTCTACAAAGACTACAGCGACAAATATTTCGTCTCAATCGACGGCAACACCCTAGCACTACAAGGCGTAAACAACATACAAGCCAACGACATAATCGCCGGTGGCATACGACTACTAGCGGGCTTCTAACACAAAAAACCGGGTGGCATTATCGCCAACCGGTTTTTGTATTTATATCATT